GGATACACGTCAAATTTGCGCTTCGCTTCGGCCTTTACACGACTGTAAAGCGCCTTATTTGTTGGGACGTTTTCACTCGCCACAACGACACCGCATCTTTTTACTGCCCTTCTTCATCCCCTTCTTCTTTTTAGGTGGACGGCCTTTCTGCGTACCGTACGTCCCAGGGCCTTTGGGCATGACAAAGACAAATAACTTGCCTTTATTCTAACCGCTCCAATGGTTGCGGACTAGAACCGGCTCACGCACCCGCATCCCTCACTCCTGATCCGCTGCAAGAGACTCTGTCGCATCCCTTATCAAGGTTTGCCGCCTCACTCTAGTAAAGCCGATAGGAAGTTGTACCTAATGTTTCGGGTTTTGCAAGGTTAAATTGCTGCAGCACCAAATACCCAAATGCGTCAAACGCATGGTCCACTCCTAAATTCTTATTTGGTAGCCCAGTACCCGGCGCATACGTCAATGTCCGAAGCGATTTAATCAGCTCCTTACACCTTGGATGTATCTTGACTCTTCGCGCTCCAGCAGCATCCATTAATCCCGTATTTACTGCCGTAATCTTGTCCCTTATCTTCCATGGTGCTCTTGGACTCTGAACCGTAAATCCACTACGACGCAAAATTGCATGGTCCGTTACGCCAACTCCACTTGTCTTTCGCGCTCCACCTGTAGGGTCAGGACACGCAATAACTCTGCGATCCACTCCATACCTTCGCGTAACCTCATCCGCAAAATCCCATGTGGTCGCTCCACCTGTCAACATGATCTCATCAAAGACATAAAGGGTCTCGCCGTCTTTTACCGCGCAAATACCGCTCATTGGATCGACGTTAAAGTCAACGCCCAACAGCAATGGTTGGATTGAGATGTCGCGGGCTTCTGTTGAAATATTGTCGTCTGAAAAGCTGACCGCCACTAAACCAGTCAGATTCTCAAAGCTGGCCTCAAATTCTTGCCGGAATGTTCGAGTGTCAAGTTGGGCACGCGCTGCCTCAACCTCATGCTTACTAACGTTGCCCCCCTCAATCGTCGTATAACACCATCTTTTCCAGTCTCCCGTCTCATCCTCTGGTACATAACACCACAAGTCATAAAACCAGCTAGCTGTCCCATCTGGTGTGGAAATAAATAATGCCCAGCCTTCTTTGTCCGCTAAAGCAGGTCGTATAACCTCAAACCATACCTCTGCATCCATAAATGCTGCCTCGTCCAACACAACTCCAGATAAACTCCGGCCCCTTAACGCCATAGCGTTCTCTGTTCCCTTTAATTCGATCGTTGATCCGTTAATAAGCTCGATTCGTAAGTCCGTCTCGTTCTTACTCCTGATCCATACCTTTGGAACCAGCTTCTTTAATGCTCGCCACGCTATGTCCTTTGCCATTCGATACGTCGGAGCACAATAAAAAAATGTCTCCCCTGGCTTCTCAATTGCTCCACGCACCAATTCAACGCAAGATAAATACGATTTGCCAAATCTGCGGCCTGCTACTAAAACGCGGAAGCGATTTTCACTTGAATAAACTTGGCCCTGCGCCCATCTCAGGTTAATAGGCTCTGTTGTTGTGCTCATGCCTATTACATTACACAGAATCTCGACTTCCACCCCCCTCCAAATGCCCCCAACAAGGGGTAACATCGAAGAACAACAGTCAGACAGGTAATGAATCCCGGACGCTCTTCTGATGAAGTTGTAGAAGCTCGTAGAAGACGCTTATACCGTCGTCAATTAGACGGTCTCTCCGCTCGGGCGCTTGTTTATGACCATTCTGAAAAAGAACAGGTCTCTATCCAAACCGCTTGGCGTGATTGGAAAGCTGTTAAAGAATGGAACGAAGAAGACTGGAGAGCTGATCGCGACAATATGCTCCCGCGTCTGCAGCACATGCGTACCAAACTCTTCTATCAAGCTGTCAAAAAAGGCCAACTCCAAACCGCTAGCCAAGTTCTTGACTCCATTGGACGTGTCATCGGTGAGTCCGTTGAAACCGTCAATATCCAAGCACCTGAACTTAAAATCTCTATCGAAAAAAAAGACGACTAGCTCTGACGCTCCAACAAAATCAACCCCTGCCCCCACTTAGGGGGCTTTTTTAGTACACGATTGCTGTTCAGCGGATATATGTGCAGGTTCAGGGAATCAGTCTTTCTGGCTTGCGCTTTGCAACCCTGCCCCCGCGTAGCAATTGATACCGGATAGTAGGCACATTGGCTTGTATCAATTGATATGTCAGATTGTAGTAGCCGTACTGTCGTGTCTTACTCTATCCATTACTGTAGGACTGTAGACAAACGACTTGCCTATCGCCCAACTTCCAAAACCTGAGACCACATTGGCAAATTCTGCCGCGCGTCCTTGTGCATCCTAGCAGCCACGCCACACTGTCTCGCTTTATTAACGAATCACAAGGCCGCTCTCAGAAAGTGCGAGCGCGCCAACCTACCAACACCCAAAACACACCAACATCGACACCATGGCCAATTATCAGCTAATGGTTCAATTTTACGGAAAGGGAGAACTTAAGCCCACATCTTGGGCTCCTAGGTCTTACAAGTCCGCCAATGCTTTGTATTACTACCATTGCAACAATTGGCCGATGCATAGCTATTGGCTCCGCATAATTGAAGCCTGATTAACATCAACGTACCAACAACCAACCAATGAGAACTTTCCTAAGCCTGTCAGCCGCATACATCGCGGCTGGCTTTTTCGGCGTTTGTTTCGTACAAACCGCCTTGGAGTCACCGCTCCACAGTCATAGCAACACTCAACCATACGTTCGAGTCGTTCGCTAATGGAGTTACTACAAGGCCCGCTGATAATCACTAAGCACCATGGGCCAACAACTCATAGGGACGCACGTATCAGCGCAATGCATCGACGCGATAGTAATCGAAAGTTTAGCGTGACCTTAACGTGGGATCATGATCTCAACGGTATGGAGAACGCTAAGGCTGCAGCACTTGCTCTGCTTAGGTCTTGGCCGTTCCAAGAACATCACGAGATGGTTTTAGTGGCTTGTGGTTTCGATCATGATCACTACTATTTTATTGCCTCACCCGCTCCAATCACCCCGGCATGAGCCGGGTTTTTTTCATGCTTACAATCAAGACCAACAACGTCCCAAGGCCGTTGATGCACCTAGGGGACTTTAACGAAACGATCCAGTTGGAAATCCGAAAGGATTACGACTGGATGGATTCTCAAGACATAGAGTCCAGTTTTGGGTTCTTTGTTTACCTGGGGCAGGTTTACCACTTGCAGGATTTCATGCGCGTGACGGACGCTAGCGATCCAAACCTCAACGGTTGGGATGGCTACGCTTCAGCCACGGTATGGTCGGGAACCGTTGTGAGGCTTACAGAGGACTGCGGTTTTGTTGTCGTTGGTAGGTATTTCTAGTGATTATCGAGAAATACGACCTGCCGTCACATTGGGCAAGTTATTTGATCAATGGTGATGCGACGTCTTTCAGTTTGAACGATGATGGCGGGGATGCTGAGATTGCCTTGATTGATCAAATAGTCGCAGACATAGACACTAAAGGCGGAGCACTGATCACATGTTCTGAAGAATCATTCTTTAGCAAGTATCACGATGCTCAACCTTATGGCGTCAAGGCTTGCGACTGCCTTGAATATAGTTTCATGATGTAGCCCGGATTACCGGGCTTTCTTTATGTGCCGTTCCACCTAACGATAGACCCGCAAGGCTGAACCGTTGAGTTTGGCCTGCACAAGCTTCTCACGTAAGAAGAGACACTGACCTGAGGAACAACGCTTACCGGCAGACGTGGAAGCGTAAGTGTGAATGGACTCTAGAAGGATCTCCATTTCTTCATAAGTCAGCCATATATCAGGAGTCTGAATGGCCATGGCAGCTTGTATGAATGTTTACAGGCTAGCGCCGGCATGAATGCCCTTTATCCTGTAATATTGGAATGGAAAACGGTTTAGGCCATTTCCGCTCCAATCAAAACCAACTAATGCGAACAACTAAAAAACAAGTCTTGGAAGAATTCAAGACCGTATGGCAAGAAATCTTGTCAGAGCAACCAAACTACAAAGGCGACAGCATCGCCAAACGCGAAGCATTCAACAATTATGTTGACGGCTTAAACAAAGATGGCATCGTGAGCAATCACCAAGCCTACAACTGGTCAAACCCTTTTTGAAACTATGAGTTATTCATTTTTTATCTGGGGATCAATTCCGCGCGATGATGGAACGTTCCATCCGTGGGAAATCTTCAACGTTTTACCTGACTTGGATTCAGGCAAGAAATGTCCTAAGCATTTTGCAGAATTAATGCTGCGTTATGCAATCGCTGATAATCCTGGCGTTCAAATTGCCATGACTGATCAGCCTAAAGTTCCTGACATTTTATCAGGACAATGCTCCAATCTTTACTAACATTCAATTCAATGAAACAAACTACCAACAATCACTTTCAGTCAAGCGATCCGGTTAAATTAGAATTAACCGGCGGAATGATTACAGCAAGGGATTCATCAGATCACAGTGTCTCGATTTACGTCGGAACCAAAACACTGAATGAAGCTGTCGCAACTTATTTGAACACTTGCTTTGTTGACACACCTTTGATGGATTTTCCAGTTGAAAAGTATTTAATTTATTGCGATCGCTCGACACAGGAACGATTCATTCAGGTTTTGAACGATCACATCCGCGAAACTGATAATGCTGAGGTTCAGTCATGAAACAAGGTATTCCATGCCTACGTTGGCAGCTTGAGCACACTGACACTTTCGGAGGTGAAGCAAACTATTCATGGGTTAATCGTGAAAACGTGATGATTCCATCAAAGTATTCAGGCCCCTGGATTGTTCGTAAAGCTAAAGAGGCTATGGGTTTGACCCATCTTGAGCATACAACCTTTGATCTTGGTTACACGATTCGCGTTGATTTTCACCAAGCCAATCAAGTGTTGTTCATCACGCTTCTGTCGTGAAACGTTCCAATGAAATCAAAAGCCAACACATTCGGGAGGCTAAACGCCTCCTGAGCTTTGGCTATCAGCCTTCAGCCGTTGCTTTAAGGCTTGAACGGTTATTCAGTATCAGTCGCGCTACAAGTTTTCGTGACGTTGCCTTAGCAAGCACTCAAATGGATAACGAAAACATGGAGTTGGACGTTGACACCGCTCCAACACCAATGATTGAACAGCGTGACGCGATGCTGCGTGACCTTGAGCAAGCCTGGATGGAAGCATCCGCTCAACACAACGTGAGTGAGCTTATGCAGCTTTCTAGAGCCTTTGAACGCTTACACCGCATGGGCGGTAACCAGTCTCAAAATTACTGAGACTAAAATCTCACAGAACCTGATTGACCCATGAACAATTTTAAGTACGCACCACCAGCCAAGGACTAATCAATGAAGATCCAACCTGAGCACTTCGACATTATTTCCACTGCCATTAATCAAGTACGGATTGACTACCCTGATGCAACCCTTGCTAATTACATTAAGCATGAGATTGGTAAGGACTGTTCAATGAGATGGCGGTGGGATTTATTTAATGCTGCTAAGAAGTATCTACCTGATCACTTTGTCTGTGATGTTCTTTATGAATACATGAATGACACACACATTGACACAGCATTGCGTCACATAACATCCACACCTAATTGACTCATGACTAAAAAACGTCGCCGCGATTTTGATGATGATCTAATGCCTAGTGATTTCATAGATCCCTGGCCTCCTTCTGATGAAGAAATTGAAGAACGTGAACGACAAGCTGACTGGGAAGACTTACAAAGGTCTATCCCAGACGCTGCTGAACGCAACCGCAACCTTAAATGAACGCTCCAATGGTTACTAAAAACCAAGCTAACCGCTCCATCACACAATTACTTTGTTTGATTCTTGGCGGTGAAAAAAGCAAGGCTTCGGCTCATTTTGCTTCTGAACCTTTAAAGCGAATTGAATTTTGTTTTAAGTTGGTTCAGCAGGAAATGGCACATGCTAAAAGCATGGAAGATCCTATATATGCAGCTGGTAAACGTCACGTTGACAGCCTTGAATCATTGAAAAGACTTGCACAACTCGTAAAGGAGGTGGAGTGGTGAGTTATCACTACCGTCCCATTCGTGAACACGAATCTGACAAAATTCAACGCGCTCTGGACATCCTTAAAGGTGTTGTAGAGCGTGAAAATAAACGACACATGATGGACGTTGAATTGACTCACAGCATGATGGATCTCCTAGAAAGTGAGGTGATCCCACAACTTGAAAATGAATTAGATTTAGATTATGACCCAACGCCCCAATACCTTTGGGATAATTCAGGTGGTGAACCTCCTATAACTTTGGATGAAATGCACACTGCCGCTTACAATCGTAAGTACAACTCATGAGTGGTATTCTTAAAGGTGGCCGTTTTTCTCCTCAGGGCTCCCGCGTTCCAACATCCCTTCTGCCTTCTGCTGTTCGGTATGAAGCTGCTAGAGCTTTCATCTTTGAACAACAAGGTCAATACCTTAGTGCTAACGATGCCATGGAACTTATGCACTACTACTACGACAGATGCAAGCAGGAGGGTGTAAAGCTTCTTTAGACCCAGGGCCAACCTAGTTCTACGTCACCGCTCCAAATATCTGGATCGCTCGTATCCAACGGGCGCTCCAATATATATTCACGAACTAGACGTTTCAGCGTTTCTGTTGAGATGTCTAGTTCTTTTGCTTTGACAGCTACGTTGCACTTGCCGCGATATATAAGGTCTAACGCTTCCTCCATCAGCAAACTTTACCAGCCAATAACATCTCTTTGTATATATTGTTGCGTTCAGTCCAGCGGGCTTCGCATCCCCTCATCTCTAATTCGCTAAGCATCCGCAGTTGAATGGTCCCATTAGGTTTGGCAATAATGACCGCTCCAGCATCCACTCGGATACCAGCCCTCTCGCGTAATCCAAGGCTATAAGCACCTAATTGGTCCTGGTGGTCCTTTAACCACGCTTCTGGCTTGTCTGCCTCACGACTGCTCGTCTTAAAATCGCAGATCGTTAAACCTAATGGCGTATCAAGTAAGGCATCTGCCGTTCCAGCAAATCCTTCCTCACTACTAACGCTGAATTCCGACGCATGAATGGCCGTTACCGTTCCACTTACCAACCAGTCGGATAAACCTCTGGCGTACTCACGGGCTGGCCATGCAACTTTCGGCGCTCCATCTTTCGACTTCTTAAGTGCCCAGGTGGTGATGGCTTTTGGAGGACGTGCCAAACCATCATCCCAAATCTTCCACGCTCCTTTCTTGTTGGCACTTTGACGGGCCAGCTTTGAAGCGGTTTTGAGAATATATTCACAGTGCTCATGAGCAATGGTGCCGCGATCACAGGCAATGTCACGCTCCATATCACTGCTTGCTCTTTGGGACCAACGCTCCAGGGCATCTTTCTGGGATTGAGGGGCTGTGTGCTTCAGGATATGCGTGACTGAGTGATATATCAGCCCTTCTTGATCTCTGTAAACCCTGAAGGGGCCTGAGTTGTCTTGCTCTAATTGCCAGCGCCGTAACGAAGCAAGAATGTTCTGTGGATCAGCTTCGTTTGTCACTAGGTACTCTTTCCCGAAACTAATATATCCATAAAAAAGGGGAGCGCAAGCCCCCCGCTCCAAATTAGGCTTCGTAGCCCATTGCTATGAGCCCTTCAGTGATGGCAACTTCAACAGCTTCTGTTTGAGTCAAATTACGATTAGACATAAACTTCTCAAAAATTTTTTCTGTCCGAGGATTACGAAGCTTGCCTGTAACTCTTTTTGAACCAGACGTTTCAAAAGAATTTTCTCCTGAAACATTTTGTTTTGAGGGTTGAGAAACCTGACCTGGATCAAGAATCTGCAACTCTTCAGGTTGAGCGTAGGTAGGTAAAACCCAAGTAATTAAATCAGGGCCTCGACCTTCTCTTAATGGCAATTCAATGCCAACTTCATCGCCAATGTCAAGAGCATCAAGCATCCAAGACTGTTTTGTCTTGTTGAAAAACAACATGCCCTCTTTGCCGACCTCAGAATTTTCATCTGAAACGTCAAAACTAACTTCACCAATAGCCAAGCCTTTGTGCTCGACTTTCCTCAAAATTTTTGCCTTACCTTTTCTTCTCAACTGCGTGGTGGTGGTGGTCATGGTTCTACGATCAAGGAGTAGAGAAACAGTGGGACTTACACAACCTCCTGGCCGGCGTTGAAGCCCACTGTTTTTACTCTTCCTTAAATGGATCTCCGCCACCGATTAAACGGTTTAGATCAAAACCTGCTTTTAATGCAGCTTTCCAATCCTTTGCCATTTGAATGTCGTCATTTTCATCTTCGTCGCGAGGTACAATCATCAACTCATATTTAGTTTTACCTCCAGCGTTGCCTTTATCGAGCTGAAAATCCCAATCAAGAAGATTTTTGCTATAGGTTTTGTGCAAACCATATTTAACAAACTGGCGAGAAATTGAAATCTGAGTGATCTCAAGAACTTCAACACGTTTTTTTTGCCAGTTGTAAATCGGCCATGTCAAACATTTATATGGCCTGTCTTCAGCTGTTTTATCATAATTCAATGCCCGAGTAAATTCACGCCCCAATTCTAGTTCAATGTCTTCGTCAGAAGGCTTTTCAAGAAAACGAAATGGGGAGTTATTACCACCTTCTTTAGGCGTGCCCCAAACCAACCAATACTCCATAGGGTCTTCTGAGAGCAATGCAAAAACAGCAGGCTTGCCTGTTTCGATTTTGTTTGGGCGAAGATACGGTCTATCCGTTGACTGCTCTTCGTTTTGTGGCTCAAGTGTTGCCAAAAAATCGTCGGAAACTTTCACGTGAATGTCTCGGTAAAATGTCGCGTCTTATTTGACGCTTTGATACTGTAAGCCGTGATTGACCTGCTGTCAAGTTCGGGTAAACTAAAAAAAGACCCGACTCGCCCTAGGGATCAAGGGGCGAATCAGGCTGCAGTTTACTCTCATTCAAATCTTACACGATGCTACAAGATTTCGTCAAGACCCTCCCAGAAGGGCTTGTTTACGCTCCAATCCATGCCAAAAATGAAGCGCGTGGATTCTGTGGCAAGCAACCCTTAAAAGCTAGCTTTG